CAGGAATGCTGTAGTTCTCGAGAATTGATCTCGCAGAGTGCCAGTATCTAGGATATGCAACGTTACCTATCTCATCATAGAAGATGTCGCTATCATCAGGAGCATTCACTCTGTTGTCAATAAAGAATGGAAGCTTTGTTTTGAATGCGAATCTGCTAATAAATGTATCACCACCAAACACTGTAGTGGTTGGATTAGGTGAGTTAATTATGTATTGATAACCTGTATCAATTGTTTCGTATGAATAGATTTGTCCCCACTGATTGATAATTAAATCTTTCAATGATGCATAATATGAAACAACCTGTATCGGTTCTTCTTTAGCTGGTGTTCCACAGTTTCCTATTTCTGAAATAGTGAATCTCGATCTATCTGAAACAATACTTGTTATTCCAGAAAGCATGTTTGGACTCTGATTAGGAAATGGTAGAGCTGTAGTGTCTTCGTTTGTTTTTACAAAGACAGAGCTTTCTCTGTTCCAGTTATTGATTGGAAGATCATCACCAACAGCTTGTACGCCTGGGATTAAGTATCTAGATATATCAAGTTCTCTTTGTTTGATTCCTTGATTATCAGGAACGCCTACACCATAGTTATAATCAGCAATAGAGTTGAATGAATATGCGTAGTTTCTTCTAGTGATGCCATTAATGTAAATGGTCAAATAAGACTGATACGCAGTGAACATAGCTGTTGCACTGAATGGTGTAGTGATACCTCCAAGTCTGGCAGAACTATCAAGAGCAGCCTTCTGTGCAGCTTCAGAGAGAAGTTTGTATTTGGCATTATCTCTCACTTCTACAAAGTGAGCTTTACCAGTACCAAACATTACACTTTCTAGCTTCAGAATGTCTGCTAGGAATGGTTGACCAAATGATGTCTCTGGAGAGTTGAAGATTTGTCTGTATCTGTTCTCATCTTTAAAGCCATCAAGTAGTGTTGTACCACCACAATCTGCTCCAGATCTCACTCGTGATATAAGTCTTATTTGAGAAGTTGCACAGTTTGCTGTACATATAACTGCTGTGTCAGCAACTACCTCCACAGTAACTTCATTGTCACCAACACTTCTAATTGTTGGTCCTAGGAATCTATCATCATAAGAAGCTGTAAATCCAGCAAACAATGTATCATCTAGTGTATATACATCATAGTCAGCATATCCCACTTCACCTTGGCCAATAATAATTGTTGGTTTTCCAACAGAGCATATTTGATCCTCCTGTACAGAAGTGTAATCCTTGTAGACAAGTTTGTTATTCTCGCAAGAATAGTATTGAATTCTAGCCAATGGAACACCAGTAATTGGATCAGTCCCTAGACTATTGATAATTACATCAAATGGCTTACACTCACTCTGATAAGCATTGTTTGTTGTTGTAAGGAATGGATCTTCGTTAAGATCGTTGTAAGGATAGTTAGGGAAATAGAACGATTGATCTTCTCTTTCATACTGACCAACGTTTCTTAAAATACCCTTAGCTACAATAGACTTATTAACACTTCTATCACCACGAACAATTTTAAATCCTACAACGTCAGCTTTCTGATCATCTGTAAGATTTGATGTTTGGATTAGATTTAATATTTGAGAAGGGTCAAGTTTCACACCAATAGGCAAGACAGCATCATTTCCCATCACCATTGATTGTGACGTGGAGAAGATTTTACCCTCATAAATAGGTGAGATGTTTACATCTGGGAACTTGTGGTGTCTGATTTTTTGTCCTGCAAGATTTCCCCACACGTCTGTGTTGCATGGATATTCTTCAACAGATTCCCAATAGGCAAATTCGCCAAATTGATATGGTCCTTTGTAAGCATCATCTGTTGAATATTCTGGAGAGAATCCTGTGACAGTAGCTGTGTTATAAATCTTCCAATACGGTGCATCATTAGTTACTGGGTCTGGTTGTCCTATAAAGTCTGGATCTGTATCAGGAATATTTGGTAGTAATTGTTCGTATGATGTAATAGCTCTTCCTGGAATATGGAAACCATCTGTCTGCTTTCCATTCTTTAGAAGGAACACTATCTCAAAAGCATACACTTCATCACGAAGATATCCTCTTAGATTCGTTGCGTTTATTTCGTTTGCATAGTTTTCTGTTGGAGGAATTCTCCAAGTCTCCCATAGCAAATCAATATTATTAGCAATTTGTTGATAGTTGATTCTATCAATAGATGTTAATTGATCCCATACAAGAACATCCTGTACAGCTGTCAAGTCTTGAGCAATCTCATAGAATGGAAACTTCTCAAAGATGTCAGCAATGTCAAGAACAATTGTTGATTGACCTGTGTATGTGATCTGTCTAATACTGTTGTCAATGAAGTATGTACCAACAAGATCAACAGATGATACGCCATTGATTGTTTTGATTACAGCAAGATTAAAATATTCAAACTGTCCAGTTGTATCAAGGTTGTCAATAGTAACAACAATAGACTTTCCTACAGGGTAGTTAAAGTTAACTGATGTAATAAACTCATCAGCAATAGGTGTAGGATTAGTAACTGAGTAGTAGGATGTGAATGGATTACCTGCTGGATCAGAATACTGAATAGCGAATTGATACGTACCAGAAATAAGGTTTCCACCACTAACAACGTCAGTGATTACTATTTCAGGGATGTTAAAATTAGGCTGTAACTTGAGTTGGTTACAGTCAAGGTCATCTGTATAGATTGGACTACATAGAGGACTTCCTGATCTTAATATCTTAGGAATGTCATCAATGTCTAAGTATCTTCTAGGATTGTAGCCATCTGTCCAATAAATCTCTGTATTACAGTTTGTGATTCTGTGGACAATCTTATGTATAGGATAATTGATATTGAAGTTTAAACAAGGAGCATTTACCAACACTCTATAAACACAATCATTATTATCCATGTAGCCAATCTGACTATCTCCTGTGGAGGGATTTGTAACAAAGAATATGTGTTTATTCTTTTCTATAATAAAGTGTTCGCCTATGACAACAGATCCTTCAGGTACACGAATACAAAATTCGTTACCAGATTCATTCTGATAGTTTACAGAATTAGAATCAAAGTTTTCAACAGCAGCATTAAGGGCATAAGTTAGCTTACCCTTTTGAATTTGATTCAGTGACTGATCAAGATTCAATCCTGTAGTGGCATTGTTATACTCTTGTCTGACGTTACCTTCTCCTTGCTCAGCCATAGGTATTAATTATTTCTTCTATACCCCCAACGATTTGTTCTGTTAGGAAGCTCGTACATAGCAAATTTATTCAATTGTTGTCTTATTCTACGCTGCTTAGTCCAAACATCTTGTTTCTTAATTTCAATGTCTGCCATGATGAATGCCTCGTCAGAAAGTCCCTTGTAATATACAAGTTTTTGCTGAAGCTGATTAAAGGTTTCATCATTGGTTTGATTAACCAACATTTCAAACACTTTGTATTTAATAAAGTGTTCTAGGTATTCTCTAATACGATAATTGTCAGGAATAAGCTGGTTTCCAAGACTGTCGTAATCTTGAGCATAGAAAACAAGATGGACAACACCATTTCTGAAATTCGTAACGAACTTGTTGTCTCTAATATCGAATGAATCATAAGTGGATGAACCTGGTGTAAAGTTATGAATTGGAACAGCTCCTTGAATGCCCTCTTGCAGAAATGTTTCCTGGCTTTAGAAGATATTGTCTTTGGTAGGTCATTGCTGTCTCATTGTTTGTCTTGTAGACAGTTTGCATGAACTCAGGCATGCAACTACCATCACATCCTACATTTCCACAGCAAGGGCTTTCAATAGCGCAATCTGTAGTGATTGGACTCACCTGTATAGTTGTTTGTGTAGATGCTTGAGAATAGAATGAGTTAGCTGTTTGATATGGAAAGCCATTAATCACTGTACACATCCATGCTTCACGAACAGCATAAAAGTTATCTGGAAGTCTTGCTTCAAAGTTATCAACAACAAGAGCTGTCTCAGCTATCACGTATGTAGCTCTTCCCAGCTTTCTAAGACACTTGTCTAGATAGGTGGGGAATAACAAATCATCTACAGCACCTGTATCAAAGTAGCTTTTCAATTCTTCTTTGACAGTGGAGTAGATTGGATCTGGGCTTACGAAGTTAAATTTATAGTAATAGCTCATCTTTAATTACGATTCCATGTTGCATAAATATGTTGATACTTCTCGTCAACTTTCAAATAGTGGTTAATCAATCTAGAGTTTTGTCTCGTTGGTTTGAATAGCCATAGATCAGAAAACTTAAATCTACAAGATCTTTTAAACCACTTCCATCCAAAGAAATATCCTTCTGTATGGTAGTTGAAGTTGTAAATATACTTTCCCTTCTCTCTAGTTTTTTTCCAGTCAATTGGAAGATTTATATACTCTTTACCATCTACAATTGTGGTTCTCACTCTTTTCTTTTTGTTGATTGCGAAGTCTCCTATTCCACATGGGAGTTTTACTTTCTCCCCTGTTTCAAGCATGTGTTCAACAAACATTTCATTGAAACCATAAACAACTCTCTTCCAGTCATCGAAAGAGAGGTTTATTTCAGGTTTCTCACTCTTGAAATTATTGTAGTTTTCTTTTGAGGCACTTCGCCAATCTATCGGTACTCTCATCTAAATTGTGGTGAGTTTGGTGATTGACCATCTATTCCATCATCAGTCATGTCAGTCTTCAGATTGAAATAGCTCTGTAGAAGCTTCTGTGAGGTTAGATCTAGCACTTGCTTCTCCAAGTATCCTGGAAGAGCAAACTCTTTATCTAGAGGGTTCTGACAAAGCTGGTCAGTCGTATAACTTGGAGTTCCGCATCCGCATTCAGGATACATGATATTGTTAGGAATGTCTTCTTCAAAAAGAGCTACAAATCTAACAGCCTGTAGTGCTGGATTGCTGACATAAAGATAACCATTTGAAATCCAGAAATACTGTTCTTTTTTAATAACAGGAAGTTTTAATAGGTTAAGGTAACGATTAACAGTTATCTCTTTTATCTTAGTGCCTTGTCCAGACATTGCGTTTATTGAATAAACACCTTGAATGACGTATTGATAATTTCCTTCAGATATTCTAGGAAGTTGATATTTTGATCTTGCGACAGAACAAGGATCTGCATAATTGCAACATTCTGAGATGGGAACTTCACACATTTCCAAGCATGGAATTGTTGTAAACAACGTATCAGTTGACCAAAGTTTTCTAAGATTGGTTTCTCTTTTTATCAACAATAGTGCATTATTTCGCACCTCAGAGGCAATTGCTCTATCTGTAATGAGACTATCTGTTGATATGATCTTGTGCGTTGATCGCACATCAGATACTAATTTTCTTAATGTTGACATCTTGTGTTCCTGATTTTCAGAGTTATATGTACTCAAATTTAATCATTTTTCCAAATAAAAACTCCCAGACATTAAATGCCTGGGAGAAACTCTACAAAACCAATAAAGTAAAGTTTATTTGAATTTAGTTTATAGATACGCACAAACTTTTAATTTATGTGCTACTAGCAAGAAGTTGCTGCACTCAGCACTCCTCCACTTGATACTGTCCATTTAGTACTCAAATTGGTTATGTAAATATATCCACTGTAAGTAGTTGTCAAGCCACTGTTGGTATATAAAACTACACCATTTGCTAGTACAGGAACAGATGTATACAATATAGGTAATAGTATAGCTGCTGTACATGGATTTGCAATATTTGCCAATCCTCCTAAATACCAAGAATAAAATCCAGGTCCTGTAGTTGTTGTACTAGTTGTACTAGTTGTTGGACCAGACGATGTACTGGTTGTGGTTGTTGTAGGTGGTGTTGGAGAAATCTGTGCTTCTATAATAGCAATTGCATTGTCAATCTTCTGTAAAGCAACTGTGAGATCATCACAGCTTTGTATTCCTGTTCCCGCTAGGTTTGGTCCTATATATTTTACATTTTCAGAAGAAACAAATTCACAATGGTCACCGCTGCAACCACATGGACCTAAAGATCCGCATCCTGGGCAATTAGTATTGAATGGCATAGTTTATGGGATGTACATGATGTAATAAGCACCAATTGTAGGTTGGATGTTATTGTGAGATAATCCATCACCTGTTGAAGAATTTGCAACACTCACTGTTATTCCTGTTGTTTTGATATTTGTTGAAGAAGGATGATTGGTTTCATCTACCTCATATCCACTAGAACCACTACCAGCATTAGCTTCATTATTAAGCCATATTGCAAAGTCTCCACCATTTGCAGGTTGATGGTTATGTCCAGGATCTACAACAGTTGCTGTAGCTGTGTGCGTGTGCGAAGGAATTTGACTTGTTGTCAAAGTAACAT